GGCTGAATATAATTCAGAAAGACCAACCATGCATGGACTACTAGCATGAGTAAAATAGACCTTGACGAATTTCTATCTCAATTAGATCCAAAGTTGCGTAAAAAGATTACAAGTGGGGACACCATTGAAATTATAAAACAAAAGACACCAAGCGTTAGCCTTAACCACGCATTAAAAGGTGGGTTTGCATATGGTCGTCAGGTAATGGTTTGGGGAAATAAGTCTGCAGGGAAGTCCTCTTTTTGTTTACAAATGATTGCTGATGCACAAAAAGATGGAAAGATTTGTGCTTGGATTGATTCAGAAGCATCGTTTGATCCTGAGTGGGCAATAAAGCTTGGAGTAGATGTTAAAAATTTAATTTATTCAAATGCTAGAAGTATGAATGAAATGGTTGATGTTGGTGTTCAGTTAATGAAGGCTGGTGTTGATATGATTGTTGTTGACTCAATTTCAGCAATGCTTCCTGCAATATATTTTGAAAAAGATTCAGAAGAATTAAAGCAACTTGAGAATACAAAACAAATTGGTGCTGAAGCAAAAGATATGACAAATGCAGTAAAGATGCTTAACTTTGCAAACAATCAAGAAAAGCCAGTACTTCTAGTTTTTATTTCTCAACTCCGAAATAATATTGGTGCTATGTTTGCAAGTCATATGCCAACTGGAGGTCTTGCTACGAAATTCTTTAGTAGCACAATTGTAAAACTTTGGTCAAGTGATTCTGATAATCAGGCAATCAAGGGCAAGATAGCTTCTGGAGATAAGCTGATTGAATCTAAAATTGGTCGTGTAGTTAATTGGCATATTGATTTTAATAAGACTGGTCCAGCATTTGTTGCAGGTTCCTATGACTTCTACTTTGATGGAGATGGTGTCTTGGGCATAGATAAGGTTGCAGACTTGGTTGATACTGCAGAGCTTGTTGGTGCAATTCAAAAGGGTGGTGCTTGGTATACTATTGGGGAAGAAAGATTCCAGGGTAGAGCAAAGGTTATTGATTGGCTAAAAGAAGATCCTAAAAGAGTAAAAGACTTAGAGGACAAAGTAAATGGCTAGAGATTTCTCTGAGTATAGAGGAAAGTTTTTCTGTCATACCTGTAAAGAAACAGCCTTGATTGCAAGATTTTATAGGGAGTACAAGAAGCTAACATGGCTTTGTTCAAATAGGCACATGTCTGAAGTTATTTTTACAAGGGGGGCTTAATGAGCGAACGTGCAGAACTTAAAAGAGCTGGTCTTAAGGCTCATAAAAATTCTGGAAGAGGTGCTGTAAAAGCTGATGGCAGCGATGATGAATTTGTTGTTGACGTAAAAGAGTACAGTAAAAGTTTTTCTATTAGTCAGGATAACTGGGCTAAAATTGTTACAGACACTCTTAAGGTTGATAGATCTAAGAACCCAGCCCTTATGCTTGTTATTGGTGAGGGAAACAAAAAAGTTAGACTTGCTGTTATTGAATGGGAAGTCTTTGAAGAATTGAGGAATAATGGAAACAACAGTTGATTTATTAAACCAGGTAAATGGATTTAATGAAATATCGGAACACATGCAAGATGAAGAACTAACACAAACCTTAGTGTTAATTGCTAAGTTAATTTCTAAGCCAGATGTTCCAGCATCAGTCGGTGTTGAACTAATTGTAAAACTACAAGCATACTCTGCTAAATTTGCAATGCTCGCTTCCTGGTATACTAATGTTAAGAAAGATGAACGAGCAAAGAAAAATATATACTATTCAGCTAAAGAAGCAACGGATAGACTAGTGGATGCATTAAAATATGCAGTTAGGATTAACAATGGCTAAAAGCCTTATTAACAAGTTGGTTGAAAAACCAAAGAAGAGTGAAGAGAATTTAATTGATAGCCAGGCTATTGTTGACAAGATTAAAGAAGGGTATGCATTACAAAGAAAAGCATCCTTTAAAAAGAGAGATAGCTTTACTCCCTCAACACTCACCTATGGTGCAGGAAAATGTCCTAGATTTTGGTACTTGTGGTTTGAAGGAAATGAATCAGACGTAAAGACTGATTGGTACTCAGTTGCAAATATGGACAGCGGTACTGATCGTCATGGTCGTATTGAAAAGGCTATGGAGTCTGCTGGCATCTTGGTAACTAACGAAGAGCGTTTGTCGTATGTAGACCCACCTATTTCTGGTAGAACAGATGCAATTATTAAGTGGAATGAAATGGATATTCTTACTGAAATTAAAACACTTAATGAAGATTCTTTTCATTATCTAAATGTAAAGGGTGAAGCAAGAAAATACCATGTTGAACAACTTCTTATTTATATGAAGATTCTTAAGAAGAGTTTTGCATTTCTTGTTTATGAGTCAAAGAATAGTCATGAACTTTCCTTGTTCCCGATTAAACTAACTGATCATTACAAGAACTTTATTAATTACTTTTTTGATTGGATGAGAGAAGTAAAGAAAGCATCTGATGATGGTCTTCTTCCTGAAAATCCTTATCGCTCAAACTCAAAGGTTTGCAAGGGTTGTGATTTCGAAACAGTATGTCGCACAAAGCCAAAGGGTGATATTAAAATAGCACCAAGGAAAGACCTTGAGTAAATTTTGTAAGTTGTGTGATGAGCAATTTCAAAGCAATAATAAGAATCAAATATATTGCTCACCTGAGTGCAGGGCTACTGCTACAAAGGAAAAGATTATGCAAAGATATAAAGTTTCAAAGGTAAAGGCTCGTGCTGCTAAGTCAAGAAAATGTGCTGGTGGATGTGGTTTAGAAATTAGTATTTATAATGACATTGGATTTTGTAATAGCTGTATGATGAGTAAGAGAAAACTTGATCAAACTTTAAAAGATATAAAAGGATTTTTTGATTATGAGCAAGACTAGCTGGAAAGATATTGGGAAACCAAAAAGATTTATTTCAATAGATGCTTCTTCTACTTCTGCTGCCTTTGCAATATTCGAAAACAGTGAGTTGGTAAAGTTTGGAAAAGTTAATTTTGCTGGAAATGATCATTATAAAAAAGCTGGAGATGCTTGTAAAAAGCTTACTCCACTGTTTAAAGATTTTAATGTTGAGGTAGTTGTAATTGAAAATACTATCTTTGCAAACTCTCCAAAAACATCAATGCAGTTAGCCCTTGCACAAGGTGCTATCGTTAGTGCAGCATACATTAATGGTGTAAAAGATGTATACCCTTGCGTACCAGTTGCTTGGCAAAACTGGATTGGCAATAAAGTTTTAACAAAAGAAGAAAAGTTTGAATTAAGAAAGCAAACTCCTGGAAAGTCAGAATCTTGGTACAAGGGCAAGGAAAGAGAATTTAGAAAGAATAGAACTATTAGACTTGTTAATATAGAATTTATGACTGATGTGAGCGACAACGATGTTGCAGATGCAATTGCTATTGGATGGTATGCAACAAACAACTGGAATAAAATAACTAAGCTTGACTTATAAAGGATATAATGATACTATGAAAATGTACACTAATGAAAATTGGCTAAGAAAAAGATTCTTGCTAGATAAAAAATCTCCAGAAGACATTGCAAAAGAATGTGGTGTCTCTGTTGAAACTGTGTATGTATACCTTGGAAAATTTGGATTAAGAAAAAGCAGGAGAAAATAATGGCTGAATACCCGTCAGAAGCATTCTTTGTAAATAAGAATGAAGATAAGATTAAAAAGATTCTTGAGCTTTCTAAGACTGCCCCAGCTGGGTATAGTATTCTTGCTGCCTGTTTAGAAATTACAGAAATGTTGTTAGAAAAAAATGTGGCATATGGAAACTCTGCTCTTAATCCTATTCGAATCTTTAGCAATGCAGATGATATGGAGCAGTTAAATGTTCGTATTGATGATAAGTTAAATAGAATTAAAAACAAAAAGCTATACGCAGGTGACAATGATGAAGATGATTTAATTGGGTATCTATTACTAAAGAAGGCTAAAAAGCGTGGCTAAAAAGAAAACTATATTTAATGACAAGTTTGAAAGAAAATCTTTGATGGTAACTGAAAGTGGTCACGAAATAAGCGAAGGCGACCTTATAAAGATTGCTGGAGAATATGGTGCTACCTTTAAGTTCAAAAGTCTTGTAAAAAATCCTGCAAATGGTGTAGAATGGATAGACTGCTTTCAAATGTTTAAGGACATATCTGGACCAACAAGGTCTTTTTATCCTGACAGAGTAAAGGCAGTAAAGAAGAGAGGTAAGCGTGTCAAGCGAAGCAGCGTTAGTTAATCATTTAGACCTTGTTAACAAGGTTGCTTCAGAGTACCTGAAAGGATCTGATGCCTCAGAGATTTCAAAAATACTTGACATTCCAAGAGTAAAAGTTACTGAACTTCTTACTGACTGGAGAGTGATGGCTGCTAACAACCAGGCAATTCATGCTCGTGCAAAAGAGGCACTTGCTGGTGCAGACCAACATTTTTCATCTTTAATTAAAAAAGCATATGAAGTTATTGACTCTGCAGACACTACTGCAAACTTAACAGCAAAAACTACATCTATTAAACTTATTGCTGATATCGAAAGTAAAAGACTTGAGATGTTGCAAAAAGCAGGACTACTTGATAATCAAGAACTTGCTGATGAACTTTTAGAAACAGAAAGAAAACAAGAAATACTTATAAGTATTCTTAAAGAAGTTACTTCATCCTGTGAATCTTGTAGACCAAAAGTTTTAACAAAACTTTCTCAAGTTAATGAGGGTGGGGTAGTTGTAATTGACAATTGATATTAGTGAATTTATGGAGGCTCTTGATGAGTCACCGTTTTCAGAAACCCCCGTTGACGTTGTAACATTTGTTACAGGTGAAAAGTATTTAAATCAACCAGACTTGTCAGAGTATCAATATACTCTTGTTGAATGTATGAGCCAAATCTATCAAGAAAAAGATATTATTAGATATATGGGTGAAGAAGCTGGTAAAGAACACTATAAAAAATATACTAAGAGTGAAATTATTATGCAGCTTGGAAAAGGTAGTGGAAAAGATTATACCTCTACTGTAGGATGTTCTTATTTAGTTTATAAACTGTTATGTTTAAAAGATCCTTCAAGATATTTTGGTAAGCCATCTAACGATGCTATTGATATTATGAATGTTGCTATCAATGCTCAACAAGCAAAAAACGTTTTCTTTAAAGGATTTAGAAGTAAGATAGAAGGCTCTCCCTGGTTTGCAGGAAAATTCTCTCCACCAAAGATTGATAGTATTGAATTTGACAAGGCTATTACCGTATACTCTGGTCACTCAGAAAGAGAGTCTGCTGAAGGTCTAAACTTGATGCTTGCAATTCTTGATGAGATTTCTGGATTTGCAATGGAATCTGCAAGTGGAAATGATCATGCTAAGACTGCTGATAATATCTATAAAGCATTCCGTGGATCTGTTGACTCTCGCTTCCCAGACTTTGGCAAGGTAGTTCTTCTTTCATTCCCTCGTTTTAAAGGTGACTTTATTTCCACAAGGTACGAAGATGTTATTGCAGAAAAAGAAACTATTGTAAGATCTCATGAGTTTATCTTAAACCCAGTCCTATCAGAAGATGATCCACAAAATAAGTTTACTGTAGAGTGGGACGAAGACCACATAAACTCGTACAAACTTCCTGGAGTATTTGCACTTAAAAGACCAACTTGGGAAATTAATCCTACAAGAAAAATTGAAGATTTTAAATTAGCTTTCTTTACAGATATGCCAGATGCATTAATGCGTTTTGCCTGTATGCCAACAACATCTTCTG